TGGTCTTCCTCAAGATATTGTTTGGGAGGGGAAGTCAAGACCTAAAGCAATTCTTCAAGAAGCTTTTAGAGGTAGACTACCTGACAATATTATTGATAGAAAAAAGGTAGCATTTCAAGATGGTATGGGTATCAAGTCTCTATATGAAGATGTTGTCGAAAATCCAAAAAAATATTACACTACACAGTATAAGAATAATTTCTCATGACATTTCCTTATAAATTACAAGATGTTTATGACGGTGAGGCTCAAGAAAAGTTCACCGTCATTTCTACTTTCGCCGGTGGGGGAGGATCCTCTACCGGTTATCGTCTTGCTGGTGGAAAAATTCTGTGTATCAATGAGTTTGTAGAGGAAGCAAGAAATACTTATTCAGCAAACTATCCATCGACACATATTGTTCCCGATGATATTAAACAATTAGTTGGTGGAGATTTTCTCAAGATCACTGGATTGAAACCTCGTGAACTTGATATTCTTGATGGTTCACCACCTTGCTCTGCATTCTCTGTAGCAGGGTCTATGTGTCGTGGAGAAGGTGCTAAACACTCCGATGGTTGGGGTAAGACCAAGAACTATTCTGATGGTAAGAAGGTTGAGAATATTGAAGACTTGTTCTTTGAATTTATCCGTGTAGCGAAAGGTATTCAACCAAAAGTTATTGTTGGTGAGAATGTCAAGGGTTTGACAGTTGGAGAGGCAAAGAAGTATTATGCTATGATAACCAACGCCTTTGAGGATATTGGTTATCTCATTACATCAAGGGTAATGAAAGCATCATACTTTGGTATTGGTCAAGGAAGGGAAAGACTTATCTTTATTGCAGTTCGTCAGGACATTGCAGATAAACTAGGTCTGAATGTATTGACAGTATCATCATTGTTTCCTGATAGATCATCAAGGGAAACAACCATTGGTGATATTATTGGTGGTGTAGAAAATGATCCTGAAAATGTAAAAACTCTCACAGAACATATGTTGAATAGTGGTATCTATCAGAAGGTGATTCAGAAGATGCCAAAGAATCCAACTAGAGTTCTAAGTGGTATGGACTATCACGAGAAAGGACATTGTTTCAATACCAAGAGAGCATCTTTTTACAAACCATCTCCTACCTTGACAGCCAGTGGAGGTCTGATACACTGGAATGAGGATAGGGTTCTGACAGTTCCAGAACTCAAACGCATTCAATCACTTCCTGATGACTTCATTCTTACCGGTTCACATTCACAACAAACAGAAAGAATTGGTAGAATGGTTCCCCCACTTATGATGAAAGCAATTGCAGAAAGTATTTACGAACAAGTATTATCAAAACTATGAAACTACTCACATTGGAAGATTATGAAAAGGCTGGTGAAACATTCTGGCCTAAGTATTGGTACATTGCAAAAGAACTTGGAGAGGGTGCAAAGGCTGAGGACATCCTGAAAGTGATGGAGGCTGTTGGTGGAGTTGCATTGAAACTTGCACTTGATGAAAAGGAAGGACCATTTGGATTCAATAAAAAGGATAATCCTGAAGAATAAATATCCCAGAGGGTAAAATAATATGCTGTCCACTCAATACAGACTCCGATTGGAGTTTATCTGTAAGAAGATTGTAAACAAGGAAGAGGTAAAACTTGAAGATATGGTATGGGCACAAAAACTTGCTAAGGCCAATACCACAGCTAATGAAATGTTGAAGAAAGCCAGAAGACAATCTTCTCAAGAAATTGAAGAAGGAAGTATGGACGATTTTATGAATCGGATGGGATTAGGTGATCCCGACCCATCCAATTACAAAACGGGATTTGATAGTGCAGAAGAGATTGTAGATTGGTTTAAACAAGACAAACCCGATGATTGGAGACAGCGTGACTGAACCTGATGATAGAAAAAAAGAGTTAATGAAAAAAACCGATCAAGTAATTGCTGATAATCTTGTCAAGAGTATTGAGTCTCTTTTAGGTGGGAAGGCAAGATATGTAACAGTTATAGATAAAAAAAGTTCGCATAAAAGAATAGTAATCGACTATGACTTCAGCAGTAATTTACAGTAACGGTAGTCAAGAGTGTGAGAGAATGACATCTCTTCTGAAAAGATTAGAGATTGAAATTTTAGAATATCGATTGAATAATCATTTTAGTCAAAGAGCATTTGAGTCTGAATTTGGTAAAGAGGCTACATATCCTCAAGTCACCATTGGTGTTCATCACATAGGTGATATGAAACAAGCATTACAGTTTATGAAAGAGAAAGGATTTTATGATTAATAGTGAGAGTATCGAAAAACTTGAAGCAGTCTTTCAAGTACCAGATAATGCAGAAATGATTGATGAAACATTTTACGTCTGGAAGACTCGGTTCGGATGTTTCTCATCAATGACTACCGATGGTCGTCGTTTGTTGACTGGAGGTACAAAAGAAGGTGTTGTATCTTGTACTAGAAAGCATTTGAAGTATGAACAAGAGGGTTGGCCAGAGGGTTCAGTAAGAATTGTTAACAGTGGGATTGTTGGTGGTAAGTTGTGACTAATTCTTCTTTTTTAAATTTTGAACTCTCTATTGAGGATTATACTATTATTCTTAACGCACTTCATTATTATAAGAAGGTCGAGAAATATCCTAACTTTGCACACTTCAATGATGAGAGAATTAACAAGTTAAGAGATAAGATGGCTCATCAGATAGTGTGGAAACAACATGTACACGATACTTAATTACTTTATAGCATTTTGGACAGTAGTTGTTTTTAATTGTATTCAACCTATAAATTGGAAGTATTGTTATAGAGTAGATCAATGGTTAATACCTGGTATTGGAGAGGGATTACAAATCTATAACAATCCATCCTCAATATATGAAAATGAAAGGAAACAGTTAGAGGATATAAATAAAGATATAGAAAGTAACTTGTAGAACAGATGTCTTCATCAATGCGTAACTTTATGGAAGCTTACTTGGCTGTCCATAATACTGAAGCAAAGGAGAAACTCAATTCAGATAGAGACCCTATCAGTGAAATGAATCTTTCTTCTCTGGATGATTCAGACCTTGAAGAGATTGCAGAGAGCATCGTTCAAGAAATGTTTGATGAAGGATACTCTGTTGAGTCTGTATTAACAATCTTCAGTGAGATGTTTGTTGATTCAAATATTGTAGGTAGACAGAAGAAGATTGAAAGACTGTGCGAATCATTCTATAAAGTATTCAAAACCATTACTTCCAAAGCACCATCAATTGCTATTGAAGAGTTTTCAAAATATAGAAATAATAAGAAACTTCAAGAGTCTTGGTCTGCAAGATTCAATCAAGAGAAGAGAATTAAGAGAACTCATAATCAGTTGGTAGCACAAGAGTCACTGAATGTCAAGAATCTTATTCTTCAGTTAGTTGAGAAAGCTGACAAGTCATATCTTGAGAAAGATATGGAGAAGAGACAAGCCAATAATGAGAAGGCTCGTGAGGATATGAAGAAGAAGGGTTCTATGAATAACCCTCACTTTGGAGATGGTCCTACAGGAAGTATGAGATCAGAAGAAGTCTCCAATATCCGTAAGGGATGGGGTGATGCATATGCATCCATCTATGAGAAGAAGCATATGGATCCTGTAGGTAAGGAAGATGGTGATATTGATAATGATGGAGATAAGGATTCTTCTGATGATTACCTGATGAATCGTCGTAAGGCCATTGGTAAGGCAATGGGTAAGAAAGGTAAGTGTGAGAACTGTGGTGGTAAAGGATGTGAGAAGTGTGAGGATAGTATTGATGAGGCAACTGCGATGGCAAAACGTGGTTATGACGAAACCGAATTCCGTAAACGTGCTGGTGGCGGTGAGTCTGCCGATAGAGCAACTGAACTAGAAAATAAACCAACCTTTGGTAATAAAAAAGCTGCTCAGCAGAGATCTAATCTTGCTAGAAAGCAAAGAGGTGACTTCCGCGATACTGCTTCTTCTGGTGGGTCTGGTTCTAGATTTAGGTCTAATGATCCAAATGTTATCAAAAAGCAAAGGGCAAGAGCAGCACAGAGAGGTGCTTTGACCCCTAATGAGAAAAGACAACTTAATATGGGTGAAGATTTTGAACTTTTCTCTGAAGCAGAACTGGAAGCCATTCAGACAAAGGTTGATTCCTGGGAAGACTGATATATTGAAGCTCTGATGAAAGATGTATTTAAATACCTAAAGGACTCTAGAAAACTTCTGGAGTCCACTACCTCAGAACGGGCAGCTGAACTTGGTTATGAGTATCGTTCCAGAGGAGTTTGGGGTGACCCAAAAACTGGTAAAAGATATAGAGCGGATGGTATTCGTTTTGTGGAGATTGAAGAACCTACGAAACAAGAAAGAGAGCCTAAGGCTCAAGAACCAAAAACTTATTCACAATTTAAACAAGAAGTTCCTTCACAAGAAGAACCTGTAGGAATAGAAGAACCACCCGTATCAAATCAGATGGGTAGGGTTGTTCCTGGTGGTCCTACTGAAACTGTATTGAGTTCTGGTAACAAGAAGGAAGTAGTAAAACAACTCTCTCGTGGTCGAGGGTCAGTTCAGAGTCCGGCACGTAAGAAGCAGGTTTCTCAACAAGCTGATGATATGATAGCTCAAGATGAACTTGAGATGGATATGGAAACTCAAGAACCAGAGGGTCTTGATGATTTACTCTCTGATATAAGAGATGATGAACCACAGAGAGAACCTGAGGAGTTTAAGACAGTTGATCAGGCTATAGTTGATCAACGCATGGAAGAGGGTAAGAATTTTGATAATTCCATTAGTAATGGTGATATTGATGTTGCAACTGAAGAGTCAATTCAGAGAGTATCAGATATTTCAAATACTGATGTGAATGATAGTAGATTTGATAAAGGTAGAGAAGCACAGAAACGATTCTTAGATCACTATTCAAAAGATTCTGAATATAGAACTGGATTGAACACTTTGAGTAAGTCAATTGCAAAAGGAAATGACAGAACAAAAGTGAATCAAATGATGGAAGCAATTGAGAGTGGTAATTACTTAGAACAAATCCCCCTTACAAAGTCAAGTTCTAAGTCAGTTAGTATGTTACTTGGTGATGCTGGTATTGATGTTAATAATGAAGAACAAGTAAAACAGTTTTATGATGCATACCAATTAATTAGTTCTTTCATAGGAGATGATGGTCAATGGAAAAAAGGTGAAAGTCATGAATTGATTGGTAGTAATCTTGGTTTTTATGAGGCAAACCACATTGCAGAAAGAGATGACTTAAAGGAACTTGATCCATCTGGTATTCAGACTAAGGCATTCAATCTTTCTTCTGAAACTCAATCTCCTTTAGATGGATTAGATCCAGTTGTAACAGATGCAGTTTTTAGTGTTCTTCCAACACCATCAAGAGATTTTATTTCAAAGAGTGGTTCTCCAAAAACTTTTTATAATCCAAATGAAAAAGATAAACAGGGAAAGACTGCAAATCCTATAAGAGGGTCAGCAGCATTGCATATGTGGGGAATGCAAGATGGTAGAGATGCATATGCACTTAGTGGTCAAAGAAGATCCCCTGGAGAATTTCAGGTTGAACATATTCAACCACTCAAGTCTGGTGGTAAAGATAGCATTGAGAACTTTGGTATGCTTTTAAGAAGGGTGAATGAACCTAGAGCTGATTTATCATTTGACAAATTCAGTGAACAGGCAAAAAGAAAACGTGATAGTGTTGAATCTGATCTTTCAAGTTCCAAGACAAGAGAGAGATTTGAGAAGGGTTATAGAGCATCTTCATTCAACTCTGTATTAGCACCATCTTTAGGTGGAGATGTTTCTTCATTGATTAGTGATGATGTGATGAATTCTGTGAACTCCAATCTTGAATCTAAGTTAGGGGCAGAATCATCTCAAAAACTTAAGGTTACTCCAGAAAATTACAAAGAGTATCAGAATAAGATGTCTGATTTCTTGAGTAAAGAAAAACTAGCACCTAATACAAAGATTGAGGAAATGAATTCTGATCAAATGAATGGTATTTTTGATATCATGAATGAGAGTCTTGGTGTGGACAAGTCTAAAATGAATGAATACATGGGTAGAAATCTTATTAATAATTATGATTCTGGTGCAAGATTTGTTATTTCTAAAGATGGTAAATTGGAAAAGGGAAGAGGAGGAACATCCCCTACCTCAGGTGCTGTATTGAATATGCAGAACTCTATAATGTCTGATGACACATTGACTCCTGAAGAAAAATCAGGTGCTATAAAACAAGCAAATGAGTATCATCAACAATTCAAGAAGAGTAGAAACAATTACATTGATAATCCCGACAGTCCAGAAGCATATGAAGAATACCTCTCAGATATTGTAAAGAATGTTGATTATCTTACCGGTGAGGGAGATTCTCCTCTCACACCTGGTAGAAAGTATGATACAAGATTGACATACTCAGATAAAAATAACATTGACAATGACACAGCAAACGCTATATTGAGTATGTTGTCATTGGATACTGCTTCAGTAAGTGGAGGTAAAGATGCATTCTCTCCTGGATTTCAGAAGACAGAACTAACTCCACAATCAAAAGAATATGTTAATTCCTTGAGAAAAAAATTAGTATCTAGTTATGTAAAAACAAGTGGATTTAGTGAAGATGAAATCATGAACCCTGATAGTCTTAATAAGACAAAGAGAAAGAAGATTGAACCACTTATTAACGCATTAGAAAACATCGACAGAGGAATGGGATCATGAATAATATAGATTCTGAAAACCTAATAGGTATTCTACAAGACATCTATCAAAGATTGATGATTGATGCTGATGATGTTGGTATGTCGTTTGATGAAATCATGATGTATGTTGAACAGTTTGAGATGAATGAAGATATGTTGTTCTCCTTTATTAAGGAAAAGGTTGTGGAGAATAAAGAGAAAAAGAAGGGAAGAGAGGTTATGGAGTCTTTGAGAAGAGCTCTTCGTGATCCCCTGTCATAATAAATACAATATAGGATATTGATAGAAATGAAGAGTTTCCTCAACTTTTTTTCTGAAGCAAGACAGACCAAGGCTTCTGCTCGTGCAAGACAACTTGGACTGACTGGTGATGGACAGGGAAATTGGGTAGATAGAGCTGGTAATAAGGTAGGTAAAACTGAAGGTGGACAATTTGTTTATTATGATAAAAGTGATCCCGAGAGAGGTCAACCCTCTGGTAAAACACCACAATACAAAACACCAGATCAACAGGTAGGTAAAGCCTCTAAGTCTTCAGATGTTGGGAGTTCAAGAGAAAGAGGTGGTTCAGAAGAAGAAGGTACAGGTCAAAGTAAAGAAGGTCAGACTTTGACACTGGTATTTGGTAGATTTAATCCACCAACTATTGGACATAAGAAACTTCTTGATTCTGCTGCACAAGTTTCTGGTGGTGGAGATATGAAAGTATATCCATCAAGATCTAATGATCCAAAGAAGAATCCATTAGAACCAGGTCAAAAGATTGAACTGATGAGAAAAATGTTTCCTGATCATGAGGAAAGTATTATCAATGATGAAAGTGTAAGGACTATCTTTGATGCCTTGAAGATTGCAGATCAAGATGGATATTCAAATGTAAAGATCGTTGTTGGATCTGATAGAGTATCTGAATTTGATAGTTTGGCTCAAAAATATAATGGTGATCTTTATGATTTTGAAGAGATTGAAACCATCTCCGCAGGTCAGAGAGATGATGACTCAGAAGGTGTGACTGGTATGTCCGCTTCAAAGATGAGAAAGGCTGCTGCAGAAGGTGACTTCCAAACATTCAGATCTGGTATTCCTGATAACATTGATGATGCAACTGCAAAGACAATCATGAATACTGTTCGTAAGGGAATGAATATAGATGAGGGTTGGTCACTCTGGCAGATTGCTCCTAAGTTTGATTGGAAGAATCTGAGAGAGAATTATGTGAAGGGAAATATTTTTAAAATTAATGAGAGAGTACAAAATCTTAACACCGGTTTGGTTGGTAGAATTGTTCGTAGAGGAACCAACTATTTGATCTGTGTGACAGAGAATGATATGATGTTCAAGTCCTGGATCCGTGATTTGTGTGAATACACTGAAGTTAAAATGGATCGTAAGATGAGAACTTCTAAAAATCCAAATACTTTATCAGGAACCACAGGTTACTTTAAGTATGCAACTGATCTTACACCAGGACATGAAAGGGGTGGAGAGAACTTACAACCAGGTGGTAAAGCTTACAAAGGACCCAAGTCAAATATCAAGGAATTCATAAATAGGTACAAGAGAAATCGTGTCTAATAGGATGAAAAGAGAAGTTAACTATTCTAATTGGAGAGAGGATCTTCGTGAGGTAGTGGATGTTCCCCCAATAGAACCTAAGACACCTAAAACTCCTAGAAGAGAAGTAAAGGAAACCGATAACGTTAATAATAAAGTTGTCATTAATCCTACAATGGCTGAAGCCAATGAGGTCTTCAAAGAGATTGGTGGAACTGTTCTTGATATTCAAGAAACAGAAAAGATTAAAGAAGAAGCACTCGAAGAAGGTGCTTTCAAGAATCAGTATGGCAAGAAAGGCAAACTGAGTCAGAGTTCTGAGCGCAAGGGTCTGGGTCGTCGTTCTTCTATCAAGCCCGGTGCTAAGCCTACCGGATACGAAAGTACGAGAGAGTTTCGTGACGCTGCGATGAAGTTCTCCCGCAAACCTAACACTAAGTTCCGCACTGAGGAAAAGGACGAAGCTCTGGAACTGGTCAAGAAGAGTCTTCGTGCTAAGGGTGCTCTGATTGACACTAAGAATCAACCCAAGCGTCAGCACTGGTCTAAGGAGCACGCTCGTAAAGACTATGACCCCAAGCGCTACGATAAGAAGAACGACTGATGCCTGCAGTATCTAAAGCACAACAAAGATTTATGGGCATGGTCCATGCCGTAAAGAAAGGTGAGATGTCGGCACCTTCTCCTGAGGTTGCGAAGGCAGCAGCATCAATGAATAAAAAAGATGCTAAAGATTTTGCATCAACAAAACATAAAGATTTACCTGAGAAGAAAAAGACATATAAGGAGTTTATTGAATATATAAGATAGTAATAGGTATTCACCATGCTATCATTCCTTCTTCCTCTGGCAGCAAAGATCATTTCGGATGCAGTTGATAAGATTCCTAATAATGAGGAACTTGGTGAGAAGCTCATTGAAATTTGTCTTTTAATTCTAGGTAAGGCAGTAGCATTAACTAAAACCGAGATGGATGATCAACTCCTTGAGGTTGTAAAAGGTGCAATTAAGGCAAGAGAAGAGTGATACATAGGAGACTAACCGTCTCCTATTTTTTTATAAATATTTGAAAGAAAGTAACTTTACAAGGGCACAAGACATGGCACTTTGGGGAAATAACGACAATGTGGCGTCAACAGGAACAGTATCCCTAGACTATTCTACTAGAGTCGTAACTGGTTCAGGTACTTCATTTGGTGTTGACGGTCAAGGTGGTTTAGAAGGTGATGTAATTCGTTTTGGAACCAGAGGTGGTACTTACTATGGTGATGCTGTGATTGCAAGTGTTGCAAGTACAGTTTCAGTCACCATTGCTTCTACCATGGGTCTGGATGGTTCTGCCATTTCTGGTGTTGATTTCACCGTATCTCAACTTCCTAAGTCAAGTGTACAGGATAATCACTTCAGTGAAACTAATAGTGATTTTGATTCTCTTGTATATGGTGTAGCAAATGCTGAAGGTGTGTCCTCAGCATACTTGGTTACTTCTGAAGGTTGGGTAGGTGTTACAACTTACTTGGATAACCTCGGTAACTTAAGAGTCAAGAAAGAAACTCTTGTTGCAATGTCTGGTATTACAACAGGTGGTATCGATTATCCAACTGCTGAATGATAAATGTTATTTAATGAGTTGAATGAGAAAAACTTTCTCATATTTGCCATTAAAAACTATGAAAATCCACAGGCGGTTACAAAGGAGGATTTTGATAAAGATCTAAGTCGTTTTAGATATATCAAAAGACTCCTGAAGAGATATAAAAATGGTGGTGATTTAAAGGCACATCTCATTATCAATCATTTTATTATTCTTTATAATGTTTTTGGGGAAGCAACAACACCCATGTTGTTCTACAAAATTGATAAAAGTTTATGGTCTTCCATAAAGACCTTTGTGGTTTTCTTGAATAAATTACCAGATCATCCAAGATCATATGTTCATGAAATTGAGATGGATCGGACATGTTTAGAAGCACTTAATGGGATTTCAAATGGATAAAGATAAGATTGATAGGTTTGTAAATGCTTTTCGTTCAGCAATGTATAATGAGTTCAGTGTCAATGAGGAAGGCATGGTGGCAAATCCTCCTGGGGGATCTGGCGGATTTTCTAATTCCTCCCCTGCTGCTGGTCCTACTGCTGGTTACGACGCCAATATGAAATTGGATGGTAGAAATAAATTTGTGAAGAAAGCCATTAAAGATTTGATGGATAGACAACAGAAGAGAAAGGATAGAAAAACGAGAAAGGCAATGAAGAAGGCTTTGGATTTCAATCCTTATTTTAAACCTCAAAATGGAAACAGAAGTTAAGGTTGCAGTATTAGAACAAAGACTTGAGGACTTGAAACCGATAGTCCTTCGAATTGACAGTGCAATTCAAAAATTATCTGAGGTAAATACTACTGTGAGTAGAATGCTTGCAGTACATGAAGAACGTATATCGAAACAAGAAGAAACTGACTCAATACTCTTTACTAAAATTGACAAACTCCGTGATAAAATGGACGGGGATCATGACCTCGTATTGCAAAGAATACGTACGCTAGAGAAACGAGTTTGGATGGCACTTGGTGGTCTTGCTGTCATCTCTATGACTTTAAGAGTCTTACCAGAGCTTTCAAATTTCTTGACAATACCGACGAACTTACCTATAGTAAGTATGAGTTATAGGAAGTGACATGGATTTTATTGATGTAAAGTACATCAATCTGATTTCCTCAAGATTATCTAAATTCAAAAAGGTAAAGGCAAATCTATATAACTTCCGTTGTCCCATCTGTGGTGACAGTCAGAAACAAAAGAATAAAGCAAGAGGTTATCTTTACCAGGTAAAGAATAATACAAACTACAAATGTCACAACTGTGGCATCAGTATTTCATTTAGTAGTTTTCTCAAAGATTTAGATCCTGAAACACATAAACAGTATGTGTTTGAGAAATTTAAGGATGGAAAGAGTGGAAAGAATTTTCAGACAGAAAGTCCAGAGGATATTTTTGGACGATTGAAATCATCAAAACCAAAATTCAAAAGAAATGTTGTCATTGATCTTCCAGATGCATTCAGTGTAGATGTATCAAGAAACTATCTGGAGACAAGAGCAATCTTTGAGGGGAAATATTTCTATGCAGAAAATTTTCAGGAGTTTGTGAATAGTATCAGACAGGGTACATTTCCAAATACTCAATATGGAGAAGAGAGGATTGTTATTCCTCTTGTGAGAAATAAAAAACTTATCGGTGTTCAGGGTAGAGCTATCTCCACAAACCCTATTAAATACTTAACCATCATGTTTGATGACGATGCACCAAAAGTTTATGGACTTGACACAATCAATAAAGAATTACCAGTCTTTGTGGTCGAAGGACCCTTCGACAGCTCTTTTATCAGGAATAGTGTGGCTCTGTGTGGGAGTGACGGTGACATTCGTGATCTTGAAGGAAGCACTAAAGTTTTTGTATACGATAACGAACCCCGCAATAAAGAGATTGTTAATCGTATTGAACGATGTATTGAACAAGGAGAACGAGTTGTCATCTGGCCTCTCGGTATCCGAGATAAAGACATAAATGACATGGTTCTATCTGGACATGATGTCCAAAAGATAGTAGAATCAAATGTATATCAAGGTTTACAAGCAAAACTTAAATTCACAACCTGGAAAAAGATATGAGCAACGGATTGAAAGTTACTAAGAGAAATGGTTCAGTAGAAAAACTGGACTTGGAAAAGATGCACAAGATGGTTGAAGAGGCAGTCAAAGGACTTGCTGGTGTGTCTGCAAGTCAAGTTGAGATGACTTCTGGTATTCAGTTTTATGATGGTATTACTACTGAAGAAATCCAAGAGATCCTTATCAAGAGTGCATCTGATCTGATTGATCTCGATCATCCAAACTATCAGTATGTTGCAGCACGTCTCCTACTGTTCTCCGTGAGGAAACAGTTGTTTGGCAAGATGCATGAACTCCCTTCACTGGTAGATCATATTCAGAAACTGGCCTATGAAGGTGTATACGATAAAGGAATCTTCACTAAGTATTCTCTTGAAGAGATTCAAAAGACCGAGACCTTTGTTGATCATCATCGTGACTATTTGTTTACATATGCTGGACTGAGACAGGTTGTGGATAAATATCTAGTGCAGGATAGAAGTTCTGGAACGGTCTATGAGACTCCGCAGTTCATGTATATCATGATTGCATTGACCATCTTCCAGGAATATCCAAAGGACACAAGATTGTCATATGTCAAGAGGTATTATGACGCAATCTCCAAACACCGAATCAACATTCCAACACCAATCATGGCGGGAGTTCGGACACCACTCCGTCAATTTGCATCTTGTGTTCTCGTTGATGTTGATGACTCCCTCGATAGTATCTTTAGCAGCGATATGGCTATTGGTAGGTACGTCGCACAGAGGGCTGGTATCGGTATTAACGCAGGTAGAATCCGTGGGATCAACTCTAAAATCCGAGGCGGAGAGGTACAACACACAGGTGTTGTCCCCTTCCTTAAAAAGTTTGAATCAACTGTACGATGCTGTACACAAAACGGCATCAGAGGTGGTTCTGCTACAGTTCACTTTCCTATCTGGCACCAAGAAATAGAAGATATCATTGTTCTTAAGAATAATAAAGGAACAGAAGATAATCGTGTTCGTAAATTAGACTACAGTATTCAACTCAGTAAATTGTTCTATGAACGATTCATCAACAACGAACACATCACATTGTTCTCACCACACGATGTTCCAGGATTGTATGATGCTTTTGGTACTGATGGATTTGATGATCTATACAGGGCTTACGAGGGTGACCCTGATGTTCCTCAAAAGGCAATTGGTGCCCAGGAGCTTATTCTGGACCTTCTAAAGGAGAGGGCAGAGACAGGTCGAGTTTACATTATGAATATTGACCATTGCAATTCACACTCATCTTTCAAGGATCGTGTGACAATGAGTAACCTTTGTCAGGAGATTACTCTTCCGACAGAACCACTCAATCACATCGATGAAGAGATGCCTGGTGAGATTGCCTTATGTATTCTTTCTGCAGTCAATGTTGGTAAGATCAAATCTGATGAGGAACTGGAGGATCTGTGTGACCTGTCGGTTCGTGGACTGGAAGAGTTGATTGACTACCAGGAGTATCCTATCAGGGTCGCTGAGGTCGCTACAAAGGCTCGTAGGTCCCTTGGGGTGGGTTTCATTGGTCTTGCACACTACCTCGCTAAACTGGGTTATAACTACGACTCACAGGAGGCTTGGGACGCCGTCCACGGTCTATCAGAATCTTTCCAGTATTACTTACTCAAGTCTTCCAATGAAATTGCTAAAGAGAAGGGACACTGCGAATATTTTGGTAGGACCAAGTACTCTGAGGGCATTCTTCCTATCGACACCTACAAGAAGGATGTTGATGAGATTTCTTCACAAAATCTTCAACATGATTGGGAAGGTCTTAGAGAGTCGATTCTGGCTCACGGATTACGACACAGCACATTGTCCGCTCAAATGCCTTCAGAGAGCAGTTCCGTTGTGTCAAACGCAACAAATGGGATTGAACCACCTCGGGACTATCTGTCCATTAAGAAGAGTAAGAAAGGACCCCTTAAGCAGATTGTACCGTCTTATCAAACACTTAAAAACAATTACACATTACTCTGGGAAATGAAGAATAATGGGGGGTATATCAACGTGGTGTCGGTAATGCAAAAGTTCTTTGACCAGGCTATTTCTGGTAACTGGAGTTATAATCCAGAGAACTATCCTGACAATGAGGTACCGGTGTCACAAATGGCAAATGACCTTTTGACTACATATAAGTATGGTTGGAAGACTTCTTATTATCAGAACACTTACGACATCAAGACTGATGAAGTGGTGGAAGAGAAGTCTGATTTGAACAATTTATTGGAAGAACTAAGTCAAGCAGAGGAGGCAGAGTGTGAGTCTTGCGCAGTTTAAGGTATCGTCAGTAGATGATAATAATGTAATGAGTAAAGTGAAAGGAATGACTGTATTCAATCCTGAAGTTCATAACTCAAAGAAACAACCAATGTTCTTTGGTAAACCTTTAGGAGTTCAAAGATATGATTCATATAAGTATCCCGTCTTTGAAAAACTCACAACTCAACAATTAGGATATTTCTGGAGACCTGAGGAGGTCTCCCTTCAAAAAGATCGTGGTGACTATCAATCACTACGTCCAGAACAAAAGCATATCTATACTTCTAATCTGAAGTATCAGATTATGTTAGATTCTATTCAGGGTAGAGGACCAGGAATGGCTTTCATTCCTTATTGTTCTCTTCCTGAACTTGAAGCATGTATGGAAGTATGGGGATTTATGGAGATGATCCATAGTCGTTCATACACATACATCATTAAGAACATCTATTCAGATCCTTCTGAAGTGTTTGACACTATCATCACTGATGAAAGGATTCTGGAACGTGCAAAGACTGTTACTGAGTCTTACGATGACTTTATTAACAGTGCACAAGGGTGGGGTATAGGTAATCAGTGGAAGTCCGACTTCCGTGACACATCCGTATCACAACAAGAAATCAAAGATGTCAAACGTAAACTCTTCAGAGCAGTTGCCAACGTTAACATTCTTGAGGGTATTCGCTTCTACGTTAGTTTTGCTTGTAGTTTCGCCTTTGGTGAACTTAAGCTTATGGAAGGATCAGCTAAGATCATCTCTCTCATCGCACGAGACGAAAATCAACACTTAGCAATCACTCAGAATATTCTGAACAAATGGAAAACTGGTGATGATCCAGAGATGTTACAGATTTGGAAAGAAGAGGAAGAGTGGTTGTATGCAATGTTTGACAAGGCCGTAAATGAAGAGAAGAGATGGGCAGACTATCTCTTCCGTGATGGTAGTATGATTGGTTTAAATGACACTCTACTCAAACAGTATGTTGAGTGGGTTGCCAATCGTAGACTTAAAGCAATTGGTCTTAAACCCACATATGATATTTCTGCCAAGAACAATCCACTTCCTTGGACACAACACTGGATTTCATCCAAAGGTCTTCAGGTTGCTCCACAAGAAACAGAAGTCGAATCGTATGTAGTTGGTGGTATCAAACAAGATGTCAAAAAAGATACTTTCTCAGGATTCAAACTCTAAAGAATGGCAAGAGGGGGATCCAAATGATAATGCTATTGGACTTTATATCCAATACTTGAGATCAATAGAGGCCAAAAAACTTGATGACTACATATTTCAGGACTATGAAGAAGACTGAGTGTGTGACTACGAAAACCCATGGATGTATGAAGGTAAACCCTTTACCTCTGATCTTATTGGGGACAACTATGGTTTTGTTTATCTCATTACCAATGACATCAACAAGCGGCAATACATTGGGAGAAAGTATTTTTGGTCGTTTAGAAAACCTAAAGGAAAGACTAGAAGAGTAAAGTCAGAATCTGACTGGAAAAAATACTATGGGTCATGTCCTGAACTTAAAGAGGATGTGACCTTTCATGGTAAGGATAAATTTTCACGTCAAATAATTTCCCTACATAATACTAAGGGAAAGGTTAATTTTGAGGAGACCAGACAGCTGTTCCTCAATGAAGTTTTGTCACAGCGGTTGACAGACGAGACGCCCCTGTACTACAATTCCAACATCCTCGGACGGTACTACCGCAAGGATTATTTTAATGTTTAACTTGATTTAATTTCATGACTAAATCACTTTTTAATTCACTTGCAATTTTATCGACAGTATTCATAGGAACTTCCTGTCTAGCATCTTCAACGGTGGAAAATAAAGCTGATGATTTCATTAATGATGTTGATGATTTTGAAGATGTAGTACCTATTGAAGTTATTGAGAAGGAATGGAAGTGTCCTGAATGTAACTTCAATGAACAATACGTTCTTGCTGAACTTCAGGAGAATACCCAAATTACCGATCGTAATGCTCTTGCAACGATTATGGGAAATATTAAACAGGAAAGTAAGTTTTTTCCTAACATCTGTGAAGGTGGTGCACGTGTTTCTTATGACAAGTGTTATAGTGGTGGGTATGGTTTGATTCAGTGGACAACTCTTAGTAGATACAAAGGTCTTGGAGACTTTTGTGAGAAGTATGACTGTGATCCTTCATCATTAGAAGGTCAAACTCGTTACATGATCAATGAAGATATCTTTCAAAATAATCTTCCAATGTTTGAAGGATCTGGGTTGACTGTGAGCGAATATATGACTCCAGCATACTATTGGTTGGGTTGGGGTATTGAAGGAGATCGTCGTCAATATTCATATGATTATACTAAAAAACTCGTTTGGGCTTGATAAATGAACAACGAAGAAATCAAGATTGAAAGTGTATCTACATATGTTGGGGTTCCTGCTCCAGTATATTTGGAAGATGATATCTGGTTTGGTCCTGCTGTAAGGTCACAGAAACAACTTGATTATATGGAACAAGAGAGGGTCATCAAAGAACAAGAAGAAGAAATGGAATCTGTTGAAATTGAATCAGTGGATATCCATCAACTGATGTACGATATTGCGACTGAGAGTTCATCAACCACTCTTCACATTGATCCAATTGGAGGATCTGAAAACCTTACATACATGTATGAAGGATCCTTCTAATTTTAAATTTGGGGGACTTGACAGATCCCCTACCAATCTGTTAAGATTGATCAGTGAACTTGAGGGGTCATCTCAACTCCTCAAGTACATGGGTTTCCAAGAGGACATGGAAACCCTTGACAAAATCAAGAAGACATACTATCGTATGCATACTATCGTATGTACTTCAAGTCCAATAAGGGCAAGTAGCTCAGTGGATTAGAGCCACGCACTTCTAATGCGTTGGTCGGGGGTTCGAATCCCTCCTTGCCTGTTGGAACTTAGTTCCATTTACAACTCAGTTGATATGTATTATACTGACTGAGTTATGCCTCTAAAGCATTATGGTGATGCAGCTGTTTTGTAAGCAGCAGATTTCAGTTCAATTCTGAATAGGGGCTCCAGGGGAATTAGCTCAGCTGGTAGAGCACCTGCTTTGCAAGCAGGCTGTCAGGAGTTCGAGTCTCCTATTCTCCATAAACGGATTGGCGACATCCGTGCTCACATCTCCGAGAGAAAAAAGAATCGGAAACCCAACCCATGTGAGAGAGAAGTGGGATCCTTCTCGGGCCCTGTTACTACGGAACCAACTATCTTTGGACGTAGTAACAGTATTTTATTCCTCTGTAGCTCAGCGGTAGAGCCATCGACTGTTAATCGATTGGTCGCAGGTTCGAATCCTGCCGGGGGAGCCTAGCTCGAATAGTTCAGTGGTAGAATGTCTCCTTTACACGGAGGGTGTCGGGGGTTCGAATCCCTCTTCGAGCATTATTCAATCGACTTATGAAAAATGATTACTGTAAGATGCAAACAATGTAATAGAGAAATAAAAAGCAATCACCATACTCAGTGTTGTGGTTGCCCTAACATGATGACAGTGATAGAAGATAAAATTACAGCTGTTGACTTAACCAGGGTTGTTATGGTAGAATCAAACAGGGAAACGATTCCTAAAAGTTTCCTAAGTCATTCTGACCTTTCTTTTCAAGAAGAAAGGAGAAAAAGAAAGGTCAGAAGATTGGACTTTGATGTCCGATAAATGGAAGAGTGGCCGAGTGGTTTAAGGCAGTTGTCTTGAAAACAACCGTGTTAATAGCACCGGAGGTTCGAATCCTCTCTCTTCCGCCACGGGATGTAGCTCAGTTTGGTAGAGCACTGCTTTTGGGAAGCAGGGGCCGCAGGTTCGAATCCTGTCATCCCGATTGCCCTTATAGGGCCCACTAAATATTATCAATTATGGAAGTCTTCACGGTGCAAGAATTTCAGGACAATTTTGACAATCTGATAGAAAGAGTTGAAAACGGAGAACGAATAGGTATAGTGAATGATGATGGGTCTGCAGCGGTAATGATACCTGTAGACGATAATGTACATCAAATGTATACAGAAGATAACAACGAGGCATCCTAACCCATATTATGGGACTGTCGCCTAAAGGTAAAGGCCCTCTGCTTATAACGGAGTGATTTGGGTTCAAGTCCCAACAGTCCTATTGCTCCTTTAGCAATCTGGTGAATGCACCGAACTCATAATTCGGCTAAGGTGGGTTCGATCCCCTCAAGGAGCACTTGGACAGTTCCCAAACTGTCCTCTTGACTATTCCAGTCAAAACCCTTATATTGCTAAGGTCAACACGAAAGACAATGACAATCACTACAAGGTTCAAGAAAGACATCACCACTCTTCGTTCCGCAGTAAACGGAGACTTCTTCCTGGATGTAAAGAATCCGAAACTTTTCAAAAAGGTTCGTAAGTTTTACGAAAATGATGGTGTAACTTTTTCTGGTGATCCTCTTGATGATTATGACATTCTGATTGACTGTCTTGCTGAAGATTTGGAACAAGTAGAGGTTGCTTGATGAAAGTAATCCTTGAAAGATTTCCTTATCGTTACATCGAGAATGGAACACTTGAGAATGGATTTCCAGATTACAGAATTCAAAAAATGAGTTCTATGACTGGAAAATATAAAGACATGTACTTATGTGATAACCAAATGCAGTTGATGACTGCTATGGAAGATTATGATTATACCTGTTGGTTAGATCCTGCAAGTGTCAATTGTTACTTAAAAGACCGAGTATCTAAATAGATAATACATAACCTTTTAGATACATGGCAACTAGAAAGACATCTGATTCTGGGGCATTTATGTCTAAGTATGATCAGGAAGTTGAAAGTAGACTCAAGGCTCTTGAAGCAGAAACTCATAAAAAACCAACTGGAGCAACTCAAGCGAAGGTTGATGAGAGACTTGCTGCTCTGGAAGCTGAAGTTGCATCTCTTAAGAGTCAATTAGAATCAAAGACATCACCTACTGTTTCTGATGGTAGTGTTGATGCTAAGTTCAATGAACTGGTTCGTATTCTTAAGATGAACAAAGGTCTCAATATCTCTAAACTTTCTAATGGTGTCTTATAAAGTCACGGAAAGACTATAACGCCCTGGTCGGTGAAGGTCACCCCTTCAATCCCGCGTTTCTTAGTTCGTAAAACTAAGTGGTGGAGTCATTGGACCCAGAGATTTAGTTATTACTCTATAAAAAATAACTTGGCGCGGCATGAATACCCTATAAGATTGAGGCCTTTACAAAGGCCTCTTTTTTTATTAGTATAGATATCTGGTATGGTAATGAAATGATGATGTTATCAGTTTTTGGTGGAACAGGATACATTGGTAGTAATTACTGTAGGATGTATCCAAACAATATTATTATTCCAAGAGGACAAAGACATCCAGAGTCAGCTGACATTTTGTACCTGATTAGTACAACAACTAATCAGAATGTATTTCAAGATCTTCAAATTGATATTGATACAAATCTCAAAATTCTTACTGAGGTATTATCTCATTGTAAAAGAACTGATACTGTTTTCAATTTTGTAAGTTCTGGGTTTGTATATGGAAATGATATCATTGATGCAAAGGAGACTGATCCATGTAACCCTACAGGATTTTATTCAATTACAAAGAGATGTGCAGAGTCTTTGGTAATCTCATATTGTAAAACATTTGGTGTTGATTATCGTATCTTTAGAATAGGAAATGTTTTTGGGATTGATCCCACTGTCACCAAGGGAAAGAATGTTCTTGGTTATTTGATTCGATGTCTCAAGAAAAATGATCCAATTCAGTTGTATGGTGGTGGAGATTATCTAAAGGATTATATGTATGTTGAGGATGTCTGTAGGGCATTAGATACTTTGATGGTATGGAGTAGACCAAATCAGATTTATAATGTAGGTACAGGGGTAACTAGAACTTTTAGAGAGGTTATTGAATATTGTAAAGAGAGAGTAGGTAGCAAAAGTGAATTGATTGATGTTCCATTCCCAGATGAACAAGAATATCTTCAGATTAAAAACTTTACAATGAACACTGACAAACTTGACTCTCTTGGATTTATTCCTAAGCTTTCAATTGATCAGGGTTTGGATTTGATGTGTGATCTCTATTGACACAAATAGTCCAAACTTTTATAATAAATATTGGGTAATGTATGGAATCTATGTCTGAATATAAAAAGACCGCGCTTGTATTAGGTGCGGGTGGATTCATTGGTAGTCACATGGTCAAACGTCTTCGTTCTGAAGGATATTGGGTTCGTGGCGTTGATCTAAAGTATCCAGAGTTTTCCAATCATCAAGCTAATGAGTTTGTAGTTGGTGATCTTCGCGATGTAAATTTTGTTCGTCGGTGTATCAAGTATGCTGGAGAGAACGGTAACTTCTACAATCAAATTGTAGATAAGTTTCTTGAACCATTTGATGAGATTTATCAGTTTGCCGCTGATATGGGTGGTGCTGGTTTTGTTTTTACTGGGGAGAATGATGCAGACATCATGCACAACTCAGTATCCATCAACTTGAATGTTCTAGAAGAACAACGTAAGTGGAACGAGAACACGGAACAAAATAGGACTAAGATTTTCTATTCTGGATCTGCATGTATGTATCCAGAACATAATCAACTCGATCCTGATAATCCCGATTGCCGTGAAGAATCAGCATATCCAGCAAACCCAGATTCGGAATACGGATGGGAGAAACTATTCTCAGAACGTCTCTACCTTGCTTACAACCGTAACTATGGTATTCCCGTTCGTATTGCTCGTTATCATAACATCTTTGGTCCCGAAGGAACTTGGGACGGTGGAAGAGAGAAGGCTCCAGCTGCAATCTGCCGTAAAGTCGCTCGACTCCCGAAGGTCGGTGGAGGAATCGAAGTGTGGGGAGATGGCTTACAAACTCGTTCCTTCCTGTTCATTGACGAATGCATTGAAGCAACTTGGCGAATGATGCAATCTGACTTCATGGGACCAGTGAATATTGGTTCAGAAGAGATGGTCACTATCAATGAATTAGTAGATACTACAGCAAGGGTTTCGAATAAGGTAGTTAGAAAACTTTATAAACTTGATGCACCAACTGGTGTCCGTGGTCGTAATTCAAACAACGATCTTGTTCGTGATAAATTAGGATGGGATTACTCTCAAAGTCTTGAAGAGGGTATTCGCAAAACATACGAATGGATTAATTCACAAATTCAGGAGAAGGATAGTGGGAATTTCAATTGATAAAATCTACGAACTTGTAGGGAAACGTGACCAAATTGTAATCTTTGAGGTAGGTTGTGCTGATGGAACTGATACAAGACAGTTCCTTAGTAAGTTTGGAAAAAATATGAAGATCTTTACTTTTGATCCTGACCCTACCAATATTAAAGCAATGTCTGGTGAGGGTGGAGTTGATGTAAAGGGTAATTCTAATACAAAACTCAGGACTGATAGTCGTCATACATTTACTCCTGTTGCAATTTCAGCTCAAGACGGAAGAACTACTTTTACAAGAAGTAGAAATGTGAATGGTCCTGGGGGAGGAGTTGACTGGGGTAGATATTCGGGATCAATCTATGAACCAAAGACCATTGTAAACAGTCCAAAATATGGTAATCGTTGGCCTATGATTCATTATGATGAGAAGATTGAGGTAACTACTCGTAGTATTGATTCATTCTGTGAAGAGAACAGTATTGAACATATTGATTTTATGTGGATGGATGTTCAAGGTGCAGAAAAGGAGGTCTTCCTTGGTGCAAAAAATATGATCGGTAAAATCGATTATATCTACACAGAATATCATGAGGAAGAGATGTATGAGGGTGCAACTAACCTTCAGACTGTTACAAATCTTCTACCCGGATATGATATGGAACAAAACTGGCCATACAATGATGTAGAAGGTGGTGATGTCTTGTTTAAATTGAGAGGTTGATATGAAAGTATTTGATGTATTTCTTTTTGGTTATGAACTTGATCTTCTTGAGATCAGAATGAATATTCTTGATCCTTATGTTGATTACTTTGTATTCAGTGAAGGTTCTAAGACCTTCTCTGGTGAAGATAAGGGATTTTTATTCAATAATAAGGATAAAAGGTTTAAGAAGTTTGCAGATAAAATCATCTACACAAAGATCAAAGAACCAACCAAGGATCAACTTCAGGATAAGGGTATTGAGTATAATGTGAAACGAGAAAGTTTCATGAGAGATACCTTTTACAAGGACAGCATCATGGATGTCCTAAAAGAACATTGTTCTGATGAGGACATTATCCTCTGGAGTGATCTGGATGAGGTTCCTAATCCTGAGGTGGTTGAGAATATCAAAGACTTCTTTGAAAACAATACTGTTTACAACTTTGCACAAGATAATTATCAAGCAGCATTGAATTGGTTTGAGACATCAGGTACAATCACTTCACAAACAAAGGACTTCTCCTTTGAAGAGGAGGGACCACGTTGGATTGGTACAAAGATGTGTAACTTTGGAACACTCAAAAAGTATTCACTCACTTCTGTCAGACGTGAACTTCCCCAAGAGAAGAACCTTAGGATCTATCCAGGTGGTTGGCATTGGAGTACAGTGGGAAGTGATGAAGAGTGTAGTATGTATGAACGAGTCATGAAGAAGATCAAGTCCTCTGCACATACTGAACTCAATAATGAAAAACTAATTGGGGAGTTGGAACAAAGACTAAAAGATGGTAGATCTCCATTAGGTCAAGACAATGCTTCATATTGTGTGACACACTTTGATGAAGATAGGTTCCCTCAGTATCTTCTGGATAATCAAGAAAAGTATTCTTATCTTATCAAATGATTGTAACTGAAATCTACAGAGGTTCTGGACTTGGAAATCAAATCTGGAACCTTGTTGTATCACGCATTCTTGCAGAAAGACATGGGTATAAGTGGGGTGTCAAAAAGTCAACTCCATTCAAGGCAAAAAACTTTATGCCCAACTTTTATTTTGGGGAAGAAGTAGTAGGTGGATCTACTCCAAGAGAGGGACAACAACCTGCATCTTTACCACAGGGTATTGAACACTATATTCGTGAAAGGTCTATTCCTCTTCCACAATGTGGTCATGATGGTATCTTCTTTGATCATAATTTATGGAATAACTTACCAGATAATTCGAAGATTGATGGTCTTTTTCAATGTTTAACTTATCTTGATGGAAGAAAGGAAGACATTCGTCAGTGGTTGTCACACAATGTGAATGTCCAAGAGTATTCTGATGATGATATATGTGTCATTCACTTCCGTGGTGGTGAGTATTTGATTACTGCATCATGGTTGGAACCAAAGTTCTATGAGGATGCAAGAGATAGAATGTTGGAATACAATCCAAACATGAAGTTTGTTGTTGTAACTGATGACCCTCCCAATGCACAGAAGTTTATTCCCTGGGCAAAAGTTGTAGGTGCTACAACACTATCTGAACAGGAAGATATTGAACAGGGTACCGGATTCTTCAAGTACAAAGGTGGTAATATTGGGGTTGATTGGTCGATCCTATATAATGCTAGGAATGTAATTATGTCGGCATCGACATTTTCTTTCTGGCCTGTATGGACAAGTGAAAAAGTAAAGAAAGTAATTGCTCCAAAGTATTGGTTTGACCACAAGACATCTGATGGATGGTGGCGTGGTGATGATATGATTGTACCAACTTGGGACTACATCGATAGAGATGGTAGGGAGTTCACTGGACCTGAGTGTGAGAAGGAATGGGATGTTTACAGGATTAAGAGTCCAATGTATACTAGAAATCTAACTGTAGAATAATATGTACCAACTGATTGAGAACTTCATCCAAAAAGCCAAAGAGATGGACGATAATGTCTTTCCCTTCATGGCTAACAAGGATTGGAAGCCAGGCAATAATGTCTACTACTCTGGTCCATATTGGAATGATCTGGAGATTCAAGAACTTATCTATGCCACACTAAAAGGCAAGTGGTTATCTTCTGGTGAGAAGGTAAACAAATTTGAGAAGGAATTCTCTAATAGGTTTGACTTTGATTATTCTGTTATGGTGAACTCTGGTTCATCTGCAAACCTGGTAATGATTGCTGCCCTGAAGAAATACTTTGGATGGGAAGATGGTGATGAAGTTATTGTATGTTCATGTGGTTTTGCTACTACAATTGCACCACTTGTTCAAAACAATCTCAAACCAGTGTTTGTTGATATTACATGGGATGATCTCAACTGGGATATGAACCAGGTAGAGGAGAAAATTACATCTAGAACACGTGCAGTATTCTCCTCTCCTGTTCTAGGTAATGCCTATGATATGGATAGACTTGTAGAGTTATGTAAGTCTAAAGACATTCATATCATTGCTGATAACTGTGACAGTCTTGGTAGTAAGTACAAGGGAGACTATCTCACCAAACATGCAGTTGCTGCATCATGTTCTTTCTATCCTGCACACCACATCTGTACCATTGAAGGTGGTATGGTCTCGTCCAACATCAAAGGTGTTGTAGATCTTGCTCGTAGTTTTGCTTGGTGGGGTCGTGGTTGTTATTGTGTTGGACAACAGAATCTTCTCTCAAATGGTGTATGTGGTCGTAGATTTGATACCTGGTTAGATGGATATGAAGATGTTGTAGATCACAAGTATGTGTTCTCACAGATGGGATACAATCTCAAACCACTTGATATGCAGGGTGCAGTAGGTTCAGTTCAACTTCTTAAGTTTGATGAGATTCATCAGTTGAGAAGAAACAATAAAAAAAAAAAAAAAAAAATTATTGAGACAATTCCTGGTTGTCGTGTTGTGAATGAAAGGGAAGATAGTGAGACCAGTTGGTTTGGTGTTCCTATTCTTTGTGATGACAAGAAACTGAAACACTCTCTTGTTGCACATCTTGAGAAAAATAAAGTTCAGACGCGTAATTACTTTGCTGGTAATATCCTTCTTCATCCTGGATACTCACATCTGGATGATGCCATGAAGTATCCTGAAGCGAACAAGGTTCTCAATACTGTATTCTTCCTTGGATGTTCACCTGTAATTACTGATGATATGATAGACTATATCGGAGAGGTAGTAGAGGAATTCAAAAATGCTTGATCTATCCAGAGTTACATGCTTTGCGATTGACAATACAAATAGAATAGACGAAACCATCAGTGCACTTCACACTTGTATGAACTTCGCAAACTTTGGAGAGGTAAAATTAGTTACCACTCTAGAGTTTGTTGATAAGTACAAAGATGAATGTGCCACTGATGGTATTTTAGTAGAAGAGCAAGTTGCTCCATTGACAAACATTGATGAGTATAGTTACTATATCATCTATCATTTACACCAACATATACAAACTGATTATGTCCTCCTTGTCCAGGACCACGCTTTCATTATTAATCCTGATTCTTGGCGTGAAGTCTTTTTTGAATACGATTACATCGGAGCCCCATGGCCATACAGAGATAGAGCCTACATCACTCCATTCGGAGAACATCAAAGGGTAGGTAATGGCGGTTTCTCATTCAGGTCAAAAAAGTTATTAGAAGTTCCTTTACACAAAAACATTCCATTCAGAGTTGCTGAACAACCTGATTTTTATAAAATGTTTGGTAGTAAAAATACAAATGAGGATGGTAATATTACTGTCCATAACAAACACTTATTTGAAGAAGCTGGTTGTAAAATTGCACCAATTGAAGTTGCAAGATTCTTTTCATACGAGACACCAGTTCCTGAAAATCAAGGTATAATACCATTTGGTTTCCATAATAATCTTCCACAAGGAGTACATGTGGAAGGGTTCAACCCCCGATAAATACACCAGATTCATTATTACTATGTCATTTGTTTATAATGCTCCCTCCTTTGTGGAGGTAGACAATGTGTTTCCTGAAGGTCCAAAGAGAACAGATAATAACACAGCATCATATACACTCAACCATGTTACTTTTGCAGAAAGGATTGGTGAGTTAGGAGGAGAAGGGGATATTCTAGAGTTTGGTGTCTGTAGTGGGGGTACAATCCTCCCTATTGGACAGAAGAACCCATCACGTAAGGTTTATGGGTTTGATCACTTCAAGGGATTAGAGGTCACTCAGCAACCCACACCATCCTATGCTGGTTGGGCAGAAGGTGCATTTCGTATTGGTGATCCCTCATATACATGGATTCCTAAAACAGTTGAGGATGTAAAGAAGAAGTGTTCTGTATCCCCCAATATCAAAATCTTTGTCGAAGATGTTCATGAGATGGTAGATAAAGAACCATCCGATTTTGGTATTAGTAAGATTGGGGCTGTTCATATTGATCTTGATATTTACGAACCAACTGTCTCAGCATTTAAGTTTATTGATAAGTGCGAATGGGATCAACTATATTTCCGATTTGATGATTGGCATGGTCATGAACCTGACTATGATCATCATGAGAGAAAAGCATTTAGAGAGTGGTTGACTAAACACGGATACAAATTTGAAATCTTCGAAGATGGTATCAGTGCAGGTGTCAAAGTATGGAAGTAAAGGTATCTGTTGTCATCCCTTGTTATGAATATGGTGGTAAGGGTGTCAGATATCTTTCTGATATGTTTCGTACCATCTCTCAACAAACAATTCGAGAAGTAGAAGTTATTATCACTGACCATAGTATTGATAATAATATTCAAGATTTTTGTATGGATAATATCTTTGATCTGAATATTTGTTATCTTAAAAATAAAAAGGACAGAGGTAATGCTTCTTCTAATAAAAATCTTGGAATGAGTCTTGCCACGGGTAAGGTTGTAAAGATGATGTATATGGATGACTACTTTTTTACCAAAGATGCATTAGAGAAGACATACAATGCTCTGATGAATTCTGATAAGATGTGGTTGGTTTGTGGAACTAATCACACGAGAGATAATGGAAAGACCTTTGATACTTATCTTATGCCAAGATGGAATGATAATATGTTGAGGTCAAGAGGTAATAACACAATGAGTGGTGTATCTGTTATCTCTTATAAAAATAAAAATATGGATGTAAGATGGGATCCCAATACATGTATGTTGATGGATGTGGATTTCTACTATTCATTAAGATCAAAGTATGGTGATTGTATATACTTAAATGAATGTATGATTACTCAAAGGGTGAATGCAGATGCTCTGTCATCTACTATTAGTGATGAGGAAGTCCAAAAAGAATTTGTTTATTGTAGGAAGAAACACGGTATCACATTATGAAACACTATCTGTCAGTCGCATCAGTCTTCAAAAATGAAAGTTGGAATCTGAAAGAGTGGGTATTACATTACAAACATCATGGTGTTGATCATATCTATCTGGTCAATGACTTTAGTGATGATGATTATCTTCCTATTTTGGAACCCTTTATTCGTGAAGGTTTTGTCACACTCTTTCAAAATAACATCACAGAGAGATATACTGGTAGACAGGTTGATGTGAATAATAGATTTTTCTTACCTATTTGTAGTGAGACACAATGGATTGCCCAAGTTGACCTTGATGAATTTCTCTATAGTCCAAAGTGTGTAGACTTGAAAGAAATTTTACGTAAGTATGAGAGTTATGGAGCGGTTGAAACCAACTGGGTATGGTTCAATAGTAATGATCATCTTCATCATCCTACTGGTGGTTTGGTTCAGAATTTTACTTCTCGCGCTGAGTATGGAGACCGGGTTTGGATGACACATAGATCTCGTAATGCAATAAATGGTCAAGAAGAACCTGAATGGTTTTGCTTATATGCACCTAAACAAATTGCAAATACAAGTTTTGGTGTTCAATCTTTTAATATTCACGAAATTCGTACAGGTGGACGTGGTACCAACTTATCATTTATTGGTAGACCAGATGATCCCGAACTTCTGAATGCACATTACCAGATTCAATCACGAGAGTTCTGGGAGAAAATTAAGATGACAAGAGGTGCTCTAAATAATTGGTACTCGAATAATGCGAGAGGTTGGCATACTTTCTATTCACTTGATGTAGGTGATATTACTGATACAACACTGGCAGAACAAAATAAGGAGATTGAATTATGACCATTGGTATGAATAACTTGGGGAGGAATGGAAGAATTGGTAATCAGATGTTTCAGTATGCCGCACTTGTTGGTATCGCAAAAAACAAAGGATATGATTTTGTAATTCCAGAAAATCAAGAACTCAGTAATTGTTTTGAAATGCTTCACTGTGGAGGTAGGTTTGGAACAATCGATGGAAACGAGGTAGAACTTCATGACTCACATGAGTTTTGTGAGGAGTTATACAATGACTGTCCAAACCATATTCATCTTAATGGATATTTTCAAAGTGAAAAATATTTCAAAGATGCATGGAGACAATTGAAATGGGACTTTAGATTTAAAGAACCAGTCATTAATGCTGTAGATTATAAATGGGGAGATATTCTAGATCAAAGTCCAGTCTCAATTTGTGTGAGAGAATATAATAATCATTTTGATTATCCAGGTGCATCAAATAATCATTGTAATCTTCCTTGGGAATATTGGGAGAGAGCCATTGAGATGGTGGGTAAAGATAGACCATATATCATCTGTTCAAATAATTTACAGTTGTGTATGGAACAGAATGTATTCAAAGGTGATAACTTCTACTTTAATGACATTACGGTTGATGTAGATAAGTCACACTTTGATTTGTGTCTCTTATCCAAGTGTACTGATCACATTATTTCAAACTCAACATTCTCGTGGTGGGGTGCATACTTGTCACAAAATAAAGAAAAACGTGTCATTGCTCCTGATACATGGTATGGTGAGGGTCTAAAACATATCAGCACAAAAGATCTTATTCCTGATACATGGGAGGTAATTAAGTCATGATTGAAGTTGCAGTGAATGTAGGATCACCAGGTCTCGCAAATAGAATCAAAACATATGCATCAATTCTGACCACATATAAACAAGCACTGACTGTCAAAGAGGCAGACTCTTATATCTTTGATAGTATTGACTTGGCAAGTGAGGAGCAAGTCAGAGTATATCCGGGGTATGATCATTGGAGATTTGATATTCAGGATTACGAAAGAAACTATTGTGAGGAGTACAAATATATTGATCTTCTTTATGAGAATACTCCAAAGTTCTTCATTGAAAAATACAAGAAGGCATTCTCATACTTGAAGATCAATCAAGAGATTATTAATTATGTAAATGACTTCACCAAAGACTGGGGTCCTACCATTGGACTACATATTAGGTCTTGGTATTGTGATAGACATCGTTGGCATGACAACCAATTGTTTATTGATACCATTGATAGGTTAGATGAGACTCAAAAGATTTTCTTGTGTGGTGATAATAAAGATGTATTAAAACAAATTGGGGATGAGTTTGGTGATAGGATCATCACTCACACTCAAGACAGATTTAATCATCCACATCTCGCAGAGTCTGGCCACAATCATTCAACACAAGCAAATGTTGATGCAATGATTGACTTGATGCTTTTATCTAAATGTGATACCATTGTGGGTACCTACGCATCAACATTTCCTGAAGTTGCATGGTGGTTAAGTGGTTGTAAGTCTAGAGTTATCATTCCAAAACCACCAAATGTAGAAGACTCTTTTCACAATAAAATTTTTGAAAAACTATGAAAACATCACTTGTAACCGGGGGTGCCGGATTCATTGGAAGTCATGTAGTTGATAAACTCCTTGACTTAGGCCATAAGGTCATTGTGATTGATAATGAATCATCTGATGGTCACGATCAATACTATTGGAATGGTCATGCAAAAAATTATCATTTGGACATCAGACACTATGGTGGGATTGAAGAAGTTTTTAAGGGTGTAGATTATGTTTATCACCTTGCAGCAAAGGCAAGTGTTCAGGCATCAGTAGATAATCCCATTCCTACCATTGAAACTCAAGTGATGGGTACTATCAATGTTCTTGAAGCAGCACGTAAACATGGAGTAGAGAAGTTTGTATACTCCTCTACTTCTGCTGCATATGGAAATAGAAACCCTATTCCTAACACTGAAATTATGAGAGAGGACCCACTCAATGCATATGCCATTGGTAAACTTTCTGGTGAACAATTGGTCAAGGCGTATCATGGTCTTTATGGTATGAAGACAGTTGCATTTAGATATACCAATGTTTATGGTGAGAGGGCAAGACACGTAGGAACTTATGCTCCAGCAGTCAGTAAGTTCTTGAAGATGAAGAGAGAAGGATTCCCTCTTACAATTTACGGGGATGGAAATCAACGTCGTGATTTCATTCATGTATCTGATGTCGCTGCAGCAAATGCAATGATTAGTTTTGAGGAACTTGATAACTGGGGTGAAGTCTATAATATTGGTTATGGCGAAAACTGGTCCATCAGAGAAATTGCAAATGCCATTGACAGTAATCAGGTCTTTCTTTCAGCCAGACCTGGCGAGATGAAAGAGACCCTTGCTGATATTCGTAAAGCAAAAACAGAACTTGCTTGGAGACCCAAAGTAAATATTCTTGATTGGATTCAAACTCAATTATGATCGACCTCAAAGAAGCGACTTTTATTATTCCTATCAGGATTGAATCTCCTGATAGGTTGAGAAACGTTATCACTACAGTGGCATTTCTTCAAGAAAACTTTGACACCAACATCATCATTAAGGAGGTTGATTCAGAGTCTATCTTTGCAAGGGATGCCTTTCCCATTTTACAAGATATTTGTGAAGTCTCTTTAGATTTCAAACATATCTTTGTTCAAAGTTACGATCCATTATTTCATAGACAAAAAGTTCTAAATGAAATGATCATGGAATCTAATACTGAGATTGTGGTGAACTACGATTGTGATGCAATACTTCCAACCGAATCATACAAAATTGCATACGATAGTATCATGAATGGAACTTATGATGTTGTCTATCCATATGGTATGGGTCATTATCAATATCAAGTCAATGCAACTGATGAAATAGTATCAGATTTCTTGGAGGAGAATGATTACTCAATTCTCAAAGCAAATTCAAAAATTCATGATTCTGAATATGGATGGGTTCAATTTTTTAGAAAGTCTGTATATATTGAAGGTGGTTTAGAGAACGAGAACTTCAAGGCATATGCTCCAGAGGACAAAGAAAGGTATTATAGATATACTACGCTTGGTTATAAAGTAGGAAGAATAACTGATTACATTTATCACCTTGAACATTCTCGTGGAGAGAACTCATGGTTCACTAATCCTCACATGCAATCCAATATGGATGAGTGGGATAAGATTCGGAGGATGAATAAAAAACAACTCATTGAATACTATTCAAAACAAAATTATATGAGGAAATATAATGAGGGTTCTTAATTTAGGTTCTAGTGGTCAGATTGGAGCATACTTGACAGAGTATCTTCGTAATAAAGATCATGAAGTCATTGAGTTTGATATTGTCAAACATCAAGATATGGATCTCACACAAATTCCCAATGCCAATCTTGAGAGTGAGATTGAGAAGGCAGACTTTATTTTCTTTCTGGCATTTGATGTTGGTGGATCAAGATATCTTAAAAAATATCAACATACTTTTCAGTTTCTGAATAATAATGCCAGGATGATGGTAAATGTATTTGGTCTTATTCAAAAATATAATAAGAGATTTGTATTTGCATCATCTCAAATGAGTAATATGTCACACTCTCCCTATGGTGTGATGAAAAGAGTTGGTGAAATGTATACCACAAACCTCAACGGTTTGACTGTAAAATTCTGGAATGTTTATGGAATTGAAAAAGATTATGAGAAGTCTCATGTAATCACTGACTTCATCCGTAAGGGATTTGAGCAGGGTGATTTTGAGATGATGACTGATGGTACAGAAGAACGTCAGTTCTTGTATGCTGAAGACTGCTGTGAGGCCCTTGAGACCATCATGGAGAACTACACAGACTTCAAACCAGAAGATCCACTACATATCACATCTTTCCATTCAACTTCCATTAGAGAGATTGCTGATATGATTCAAGGACAATTTAATAAAATCAATAGACCAATCAAAATTTCACCTGGTTTAGCGAAAGATACAGTCCAACTTGACAAAAGAAATGAAGCAGATAATTATATCTTTGGTTGGTGGTTACCCAAGACTAATATTGATGTTGGAATTATGAAAATCTTTGATGAGATGAAAAATGATTGGATTTGATTATCTTGGTAAGGCTGGACAGTTAGGAAATCAAATGTTCCAGTATGCTGCGACAAAAGGTATCGCAACTAAACATGGATACGATATGTGTGTTCCTGATCATGAGGAAGTCTTTAATGATGGAATCGGTAACCTACTCAAGATTGAATTAGATAACCCCTTTACAATTACTTCAAAAAGAGGTATTGTGGGGGGGTCAGTTGTACATGAACAGGGGTTCGAATTCAATAAAGAACTGTTTGAAAAATGTCCAGACAATGTAAGTTTGTTTGGATTTTTTCAGTCTGAGAAATACTTCAAACATATTGAAGATGAAATCCGTCAGGAATTTACTTTCAACTCCACTATTCAAGGAGAATGCGAACCTATTGTTGATGAGATATTTGATAAAGGACCCATTGCATTACATATTCGTAGGGGAGACTTTCTAATCAACTCTAGTAATCACCACAATCTCTCATTGGATTACTATGAAAAAGCACTAAGTAAATTTGCTCCAGACCGAGAAGTAATTTTATTTTCTGATGATATATTCTGGGCAAGTTCTCAAGAACTATTTCAACCTGATAGATTCCTTCTGTCTGAGGGGAATAGTTCCTATCATGATTTGTACATGATGACACAGTGTAGTGATTTTATCATTGCAAACTCTACCTTCTCATGGTGGGGAGCATGGTTAGGAAACTGTGGAAGAGTAATTGCTCCTTCTAAATGGTTTGGTCCTAATAATGCACACTTAAATACTCAAGATTTGTATCCAGAACACTGGGAGATTATTGATAATGGATAAAAACAAAGCAGTATACAAACTTAAAGGTCTTCCAAAGGTCTATTGTATTAATCTTGATGGACAACCTGATAGATGGGAATACATGGAGAATCAGTTTAAGTACTGGGAGATTGATAATTATACTCGTGTGTCTGCTTATGATGGTCGTGATGATGATCTAGGACACATTCTGAAGGGTAGATACCCTGACATGTGTTCACCAGGGGAGATTGGTTGTGTTACCTCTCACCTCAATGCTATCAAACAATTTTATGAGAGTGGTGAACCATACGCAATCATGATGGAAGATGATTGTAATCTTGATCTAGTCAGATTTTGGAACTTTACTTGGAAAGATTTTTTTAGTAGGATTCCCTATGATTGGGATGTTGTTCAACTTTCAATCATTTGTACTGGAGATGTTCATGTCAGAATCCATAAAAGGTTTGTAAATGACTTCTCAACTGCATGTTATATCATCACAAGACATCATGCAGAAAAACTTATCAGACTTCATTGTAGAGGTGACAAATACAAACTTGATAATGATGTAAGACCAAGACCAGTTGCAGATGACCTTATCTACAACTCAGGTAATACATATGCAATTCCATTGTTATTGTATAGGGTTGAATTTGAATCTAGTATTCACCAAGACCATGTGGAGGTATTCCATAAGAGCAATTTCCAAGCTCAATTCAATTATTGGTCTAATATAGGAGCACAAATGGAGATTGAAAACTTAATGAACTTTGATCCCTACCTAGGTAGGATTTCAAATCCCTCATCAGAACAGGGTTGATAAAACCATCGTCACCCATTATTATAAATAAATCACCTTTTGTCTTTAAGTAATTAAAGTAACAATTGGTAATATAGGGACAAGTCGAGTCCCATTCATCTGCGGTGAGAATCCGCAAGTAACTTAAGGTAATTCAAATGATCAAATCTGTATTCGCAGCAGTTGCTGCTCTGTCCATGTCCGCCGGTGCTGCTTTTGCAGGTCCATATGCCAAAGTCGAAACCAATGCAGGTTGGGCTGGTGATGATTACACCGGTGCAGTAACCGAGTTCCAAGTCGGTTATGAAGGTTCTGCTGGTGAAATGGCTTCCTGGTATGTTGAAGCCGGTCCTGCAATCGTTGCAGTTGATGGTGAAGAGAGCGAAACCGAATTCACCGCTGAGATCGGTGGTTATGTCGGTATCACCGAAGAACTGGGTGTCTATGGTGAACTGGCAATCCTCACTGCAGATCAGGACTTCGATGAACTGAACACTGCTGGTAAGCTTGGTATCAAGTACTCCTTCTGAGTTCTAACTTGATATTTGTGAGGGAGTCAAAACGACTCCCTTTTTTTGTCCCTTGACAAATGTAAAGGAATTATATATACTGTAACAATACTTAACAAAGGAGGAAAGAATGACTGTCACTACTGAGGATGGTGGACGCCAAAACATGTTCGCTCGTGAACCACAAATGTATATTTCTAAAACTGATGCAGAACGATATGGTTATGAAACCTATGCTGAAAAGGCTGAAAAATTGAATGGACGCACAGCAATGTTGGGATTTATCGCAGCAATTGTATCTTATGCAACATCCGGTAGTGTTTTCTTCTTTGGTGTGTTTGGAATCTGACATTTATTGACAATGGCACCAACAATCTTTACAATCACTAGTATCGCCATGTTCGTATTACTGGCGTATTCCGTAGAACAACTTTCAGAAACTTTCTAATGGCAACTTATAACATCACTCTTCAATCATCAGACGGTACAGAATCAAAGTTTGAGTGTGCTGATGATCAATACATCCTTGAGGCAGCAGAAGATGCTGGTGTGGACCTTCCTTACTCCTGTAGGGCTGGTGCATGTTCGACATGTGCTGGTAAAGTTATCAGTGGAACTGTGGACAATGAAGAACAGTCATTTCTTGATGATGAACAAATTGAAGAGGGTTACGTACTCACATGTGTTGCATACCCCACAAGTGATTGTGTAATTCTAACTGAACAAGAAGAGAATCTTTAATTTACAAAAAATAGGAGAAAAACAATGAACGAAAACGCAGAACGTATTAATGGTTGGGCAGCAATGCTCGGTGTCGTAGCAGCAATGGGTGCATATGCACTGACCGGTCAAATCATTCCAGGCGTATGGTGATGACAACTGAATTAATCTTACAGATTTTTTCAGGTATTGCATTGGTTGGAGTAATCTCTTGGTTATTGGATGACCCACACGACGATGACAATGGACCAGATGATGGGTTATTAAGTCCTGTTATGGAAGGTGTCTAACACCTTCCTTTTTTTCTAAATATTTAAAAATAGATTTTTACCGATGTTTGGAAAGTCAAAGGCAAAGGTAGAAGAAAAAGATCATGATGAGGATAAGAATGAGGTACTTGGTAATTTGGTGAAAGTTGTTGTGCTTATTTGGTCTGCTTCTCTTCTCACATTCAGTTATGTGAGACTCCCTAATGGTCAAAAGATTTTAGATTTTGATCCTACATTTATTGCTTCAGTATTCTCTGGATCCTTAGCAGCATTTGGATTGTCACCAGCAAAGGCAGGTGGAGCTGCACAACAAAAGAAAAAAGAAGAAGAACCACCAGTACAATCTACAATTAATGTGAGAAAAGATTGATATATGCAAGGTGAATTAATACTTATACTTATGGTTTGTTTATGGGGTGTATTTCTTTTCTTTCTTTCTATTTTTTCAGAATAATAGATAGATAAGATACACAACAAAAAATGCAAAAGATTGTAAATGTCATAGCATTATTATCAGGTCTCGTATCACTTGCAGTTGTTGTAGGTGGTACGACCGTTTTTGTTGAGAAAGAAAATATTATCAATAATGTGAAGACTCAATTAATTAATGGAGTCTCTGATTCAGTCAAGGAATTATTACCAACTTTAATTGACTCTTCGTTACCAGAGTTACCAAAAAATACTGGTGATGTGTTACCTTCAACACCAAACTTTGATAATTTATGAGAGTTTGGTGAAACGTGGTAAATAACTACGTTGTTCTGCAGAATGCAATGACTATTACATCTAAAAAGAAAAAAAGAAAGGACACGGAAAACACTTTCTTTTTATATGTTGCATTTCATTCTGCCTTTACAGCAATAGCAAATCTTTTTAAAGATGATTGATATACCGAAGATAGGAATAAGATCGGTTGAAATCCCCAGATATAATTTTAATAATCCATCAATTTCAATTCCTCCCGCACCACCTGTCACATTAAATCTCGGTCTTCCTGTAGTTGATTTACCAGGTTGTGTAGAAGCCTACGAATCAAACAACAAGAGTTTACCGGAAGATGACAAAAGAGGAGTACTTACGCTTTGCGATTCTGGCGTCCCTAGTTTTAATCCTATTCGCTTTGAACCACGGGAAGTAATACCTACTGAACCTGCAAAATTGCAACCAGTAAAACCACCATCACCAGAAAATATAGTTCAAGATATACCACCAGTTAAACCACCAGTCATACCAACTCAAGTCTCTTGTCCGACACCGGCACAAGAGTCTAAAGAACCGGTGGGAACTTTTATTGAAGGATTCAGAAAAAAAGTTATCCAATATCAACTCATAGGACAAGAGTGTATACAGATAACTGAAGATGTGCCTTTACCAAAACAAATCATCGCTGGTCTCCCCTCTGGGGGTCAAGTCATGACGACAAGTGGAATTGCAGTAGTCGCTACATCATCTGCAATCATGGCAAAACCACTGGCAGACTTACTACTTAAAGTAGTCAAACCAGTGGTAAAGAAAATATTAGTAAAGATTAATAAACTCAGGGGGAAGGAGTCTGAGATCTTATCTGTAAAGGAGCGCCGAGATCAACAGCGGAGTTACTCTCACGCGGTTCGTACTTTGAAGGGGAAGGGATAGAATGGGTATGTGGGGGAATGACACCACCGGGATTTGTAACAACCACATCCGCACACACTTTATAATATGGAGACTTGGGGTGGAAATAAATACCCTGTTTCTTGAGCTCTCCACAGTTCTTAAGTCTGGCGATTTCAAAATCTAATCTTTTATTTGCAGTGACTTGTTGTTGAAAAGCGATTTGAGTTGCTGCAGCTTCTTTACATTGTTCTTGCAACTTTCTATCAGTTGGTCTTGATAAGGTGGCTGAGACCCCCAGAGAGAGGTTGTAATTATCTTTTTGACCAGTTCTAGTCCTCTTAAAGAAGATCACGTCTCCTGGATTGTCTAGGATGCCATCACCAATTGGTCTTCCATCTTCATCAAAGGCACCAAAGTTATCAGTTACATCATAAACAGGATCATCAAAAAATGGTTCAAATGGTTTTTGTGCAGATACCGAACCAGTTACAAATGGTGTGATGTTGAGAGTAGGACCCTGACATTGAATCCCTCCACCATATGTGTTTGTGATATATGGTCCTTGTAATACTTGAATTGCTTGATTGGTAACACTTCCACTCGAATTAGCAACAGGAGAAGCTGTGGCACTCACACCACCAATTTCTTGAGCCAAAGATGTAGAAGGAGTAAACGCACTTAAAATTAATGGAATGAAGAATAATTTTTTCATACTTATCACTGGGTGAAGATTGATACTGAATCTGTAACAGATTTTATTTCTGTATTCCTTTGAATGATTGTCTGATTACTCAGTCCAGGGCCAAAATAAGTTTCAGTAAACTGAAAAGCACCACCTGGTGTTGTTTGAGAAAATGAAGGTTTAGAAGTCACACCAGTCCAAGTAGATGTCACCCCATTGATAGTCACTTGAGTCTCTCCAGTTCCGGGAGATAAATCACCATCAACTGTAATTCCAGAACCTGTTGCTGAATATTGATATCCAGTGTTGAAGTCCACTGAATTAATTGTCTCACTTACGTTTGATGTAGTCTCTGTACGACTTGTCAAAGAACCTTGAGTAAAGTTTGGTACAACCGGAACACTATGCACAGGTTGTACCATTCCATGAATTACTCCAAGAATCAATCCAAGTCCAATTGCTTCTTGTAATCTATTCATCAGTCTATAGTAATTTCGGATACGAACTGTCCTGTTGCTGAAGTACCAGCACCACCTGCGGTCAGAGTAACTGCACCGGAACTATTGATAGTACCTGCTAGGTCTCCTGCAGTACCGCCAGTAAATGTTGTTGATTGTCCCTGAAGAACAGGTGCAGTGAACTGACCACTACTTAGAGTTGCCTGTGATGAAGTAATTGAATCACCTTCGATGTAACCTTCTACAAAGGAGAATGCATTACCATCAGTTGTTAAAGAGTATGAGGTAGGAGTATAACCTGGAGCAGAACCACTACTAAAGGCTCCAAGACCACCTGTTGTACTTGCTGTAATATTGTTTCCTGTAACTGAATAACTACTACCAATCCTCTCTGTAGTAACTGAAGGACTATCTACAGTCAACTGAACACTTGTAGATAATCTTGAAGTAAGATCTGCCTTAGCTGTGCCGGCAGTCATCAATAACATACCAAAGGTAATGAAAACTTTTTTCATATCCTTTAAGTTGATAACACCAATATTTAGAATCTTTATCTTCTTTAAAAGAATATTATGAGAATATTAAAATTGTAAATATTTAAATCTATTTGAATTAAAATTGGATAAAGATTTTTCCGAATTGAATATGGAAAGAAAAGAATGTCCTAAATGTGGAGCAGTGTGGCTAAATGGACAACATATCTGGAGGACTGGTTGTGTTGGAGATAATAAAACCTTATCTAACCTCGTCTGTAGTTTGGTTGAGTCTCCTGATTGTATAAATCCAGAACATAAAAAGGGTCATATATATGGAGAGAAAGATACCTGGGAGAAAAGAGCCAGGTTCTTAGATCAAAATTTACCAAAGTGATATTATGCCAACAGGTCAACTTACAAGAAATGATATCTTGTCAAGGGTCTATCGATTAAAAGATGAACTCAAAAGTAGAGAAGCAAAAACAGAGAGTAAATATCTTGCAGATGAATACTTAAATAAGGTCTTAGATTATATCAACGAGTTTCGTCTCTAAAGAACTTAAAGTATCCTTATCTTCCGGGACAAGCCCATTCTACTTGGTGATTGTTATGTTGTCAAGAAAATGTAATGTTAAATTGAGATTAAACTCCTCTATATACGAAGGTTTGTTCTATTAAATCAATTTAACTTGATCTTAAATACAGGATTTGACATCTGTGTTATAGTTAAAAGGTCTTCAAAGGACAGCCATAAACATTACAAAAAGGAATTAGAAATGAAAGCAATCGCACTTGCCGCACTGGCATTATCTGCACTGGCGACACCTGCACTTGCAGGTCCATATGTAGAGACCAAATCTGAGTTCAAAGGAACTGATGACGATTATAAGGGAGCAAAGAACCAAGCACGTATTGGTTACGAATGGAAGACTGGTATGTTCAGTCCTTACGTCGAGGGTGGTGCAGGTTTTAGCACTCCTGATGCTGGTGATAGTGAGACCTTCACCGTCGTTGAAGTTGGTTCTAAGGTAAAGATTACTGATAACTTCGGTGCATATGGTAAGTTTGAAAACTTCTTCCAAGAAGATTCCACTCGTGATTGGAAAGTTGAAGTTGGTACTAAGTACAAGTTCTGATCGTAATTGATAAAAAAAATGAAAAAGACCCTCCTCATTGCAGCAGCACTGGGTGCTGCTGCTATTACTGCTGTTCCTGCTGCTAATGCCTTCTGGTGGTTTGGTGGTGGTGAGAAAGCAGAAGAAAAGTTTACATTGAATGGTGCTGGTGCATCTTTCCCTGCATCACTTTATACTGCATGGTTCCAATCCTTTGCTCAGGATACTGGCAATGAAGTCAACTATCAAGCAGTTGGTAGTGGTGCTGGTGTCCGTCAGTTCAAAGCAAAGACTGTTGACTTTGGTGCATCTGATGGTGCTGTAAGTGATAAGAAGCAACCTGCTGAAGGTATGGTTCACATCCCCATGACTGGTGGTGCTATTGTTCCTGCCTACAACAATCCTGGTTGTGATGCACGAATGACCCAAACTCAACTGGCTGATGCCTTCTTGGGTAAGATTAATAACTGGTCTGCTTTTGGTTGTGATGATAAGCCAATTACTATTGTTCATCGTTCTGATGGTTCTGGAACTACCAAAGGATTCACTAACTCCCTTTCTGCTTTCTCCCCTGAGTGGAGAGACACTGTTGGTACAGGAAAGGCAGTGAAGTGGCCTACTGGTGTTGGTTCTAAAGGTAACTCTGGTGTTGCTGCTACCATTCAAAATAGTGATGGTGCTCTGGGTTATGTAAACTATGGTTTTGTGAAGAACGGCAAACTCCAACAACCTGCTCTTCAAAATCGTGCTGGTAACTTTGTGAAGGCATCTGCAGAGACCGCATCTGCTGGTCTTGGTGAGATTGTTCTCGATGATCAACTTCGTGGTGCTGATGCAAACCCTGCTGGTGCAAATGCATATCCTATCGTTTCTCTGACCTGGATTCTTGCATATCCTGAGTATGAGAAGAATGAAAATGTGAAAGAAGTTCTTCGTTATGCGTTGACTCCTACCCAACAGCAAAAGGCTGATGGTCTTGGTTATGTTCCTCTTCCTGAAGGACTTCGTCAAAAGGCACTTGCTGCTGTCGAATCCCTTAAGTGATTTG